TTTTTTTTAACAATTTGACTAATTCATTAGGTTGCATTAAGTATTTTTTGTAACGTCCAAGATCCGTCTTTATTATCAATCCATTTTAATGAATCACCAGTTTCCCAACCAGATTCTTTAAGTAAATCTTCTGGTAGTTCTACGATTAGATCATCATCTAATTTTTTTACTTCTAAGATCCAACTCTTAGACACGTTTAACTCTCTCAACATGAACTCCACATTTTTCAAGAAATTCCAAACCTACCTCGCTTTTGTAATCATTTCGATAGTAAACACATTTAATTCCTGCTTGATAAATCTGTTTAGCACAATCTAGACATGGAGCATGAGTTACAAATAGTAAAGCTCCTTCAGTAGAATTAGTTGACTTAGTAACTTTTGCCAAAGCATTTGCTTCAGCGTGAATTACTTCTGGTTTGGTAATCAACTCAACATGAAAATCGTCTATATAAACGTCATCTTCACATTTGTTATCCCAACCAGATGGCATGCCATTGTAACCAATTCCAATGATCGTGTCATTCTTTACTATAACACAACCAACATGCAAACGTCTAGCGCTAGAAAGATCGGCATATAACTCTGCCACTTTCATGTGAGCCTTAACGAATTTATCCTTCAGAAACATCTTCTGCACCTTTTTTCTTCTTCTCTCTGAATTGGAAATCCAGTTTAGGAGTTACGTCTGCTGTAATAACTTCTTTACGAAAAGTAGATTTTCGTTCAGCAGACATACCCATCAAAAGGCGCTTGATCTGTTTGTTCATTTTGTACTGCGAGGTAGGTTTTTTCATAATATAACTTTCAGTAATTAAGCCACTAGTTTTTCTTCATTTAGAAGTTGTGGCTCAAATGTTTTTAACTCATTACTAATTTCAATTTTGCGAGGTTTCTTGTGTTCAGGAATGATGTTCTCAAGCCCAACACGTAGAATACCATCTTTGATTTCAGCACCCTTAACTTCAATGGTGTCTGCAATTGTGATTACTTTAGTGAAAGATCGAGTTCCGATTCCACGATGTAGATAGTTCGATTCATCTTTATCATTCTTCTCACCTTTGATCGTCAAGCTACCTTCTTGAACTTGAATATCAATTTCATCTTTCGAAAAACCTGCAACAGCAAGTTCTACAACATATTTGTTATCATCTGCTTTGATGATATTATGTGGTGGGAAAGTTGATTGTTTTACTTCACTATCAAGAATTTTCTCAACATCACGAATGAAGTTTTCAAAGCCGAGTGTTTGATGGAACAAAGGTCCAAATGAAATGCGTGTCATACTTTTCTCCTATTAAGCAAGTTAAAATACGTGACCCCTAAGGCATCACGACCTACTTGACAACATCATATGCCTGACGATTGACAAGATAAGTTCTTTGAGGATTTGATTGAGCAAAGACCCGAACGAATTCATTGGCGCCTTCTCTAATCACATCATCGTAATTCCGAGTATATACTTCTTCTTTGGTATATTTATTTACCAACTTTGTTGGATTTGTTTTCGCTTTGTACATAATAAATGTCCATCTTAAAAATCCGTTTTCTTTTTTCCAATGTTATATTTAGTTACAAGTTCCCAATCATCCTTCTCTTTAAAAGAGATAATTTTAATCTGATGAATTGGAGCCATATTATCTTTAACTATCTGTGGATTTAAAATTGTCACTAATCCCCATTGTTCTACTAAATTGGCAATTGTATTTCTACGTTGTATATCATTTTCCGAAATATTAGACGGTTTACCATCTAATGCAAATAATTCCTTAAAGTGTACAATGTAATATCTACCTTGTTTATGAAGAATATGGCAAGATTGATATAAAATTCTTTCCTTACGGGATGAGACTCCAATACGGGTTAGTGTCTCACGCACTTTTAAAAAATCATCTTCCTCATTCAATGTCACTTCAACGAATTTAGAAATATCAGTCATCTCATTTCCTTAATCCACCCTTATGGGTTTTTTCTTTTAGCTTTTGGATTTGTTCATCACTAAGGAGGCGGAGAGCTTCAATCGCTTTCTGATCGGAATAACCGTACAGGATTTTGAGACATTCTATATCGTCACTTGATTCAGGCTTTAACCACTTAGAGAAAGGACGTTTCTTCGCCCTTACCGTATTTAGTAAAAAGTCAAATTGCAACTTTTTATCCAGGTGATGACGGATATTCATTTCATTTGCAAACAACACACAATCATACTGGTAAGATAGACTCTTGTTGGCCAGAAACGGAACATACTCCTTCTCCGTCGCTGCGTCAACAATGAGATTCTTCTTACCGTACAATATATCGTTTACATAATCAAATGGCTTTATCATACAAATTCACACTCAACCATAAGTTCAGTCAAACATGCAACCATATTGATCTCTGGATCCGCAACAAAGGCATTCTTATACTGATAGTCAGCAAGAATGATGACTGCCTTTGGAATGGATGATGGTTTCAATACATCATACATGTTGTCGTAGATTGAACGGAAGATCGTATTAGGATCTGTATCATTCGTTGCAGCCCACTTACGGAGTGAACCAAAGTCTTTGTTTGCAACATGTTTGATAATCTCTGCAAGTTTTACATTACT